TGGGGGCTGCCTGAGGTACCGCTTGGGGGTAGCTCGTACCCACCTGATAAGCCACTGGAGCCGCTGCCGGTGCCGGAGCTGCCGCCGGTGCTGCCGCCACGTAGCTGCTCGGAGCGACGGCTGACGGTACTTGGCTCGTCTGTGGGGTCGATTGGACGGTAGCGTCCTGCATAACTCATCTCCTTTTGTAAGGCTTCTAAGGTGCGATACAGATATGGGGTTAAATCCAATCGGGGATCCGCAGCCATCGGTAAATCCGGTGATTGCGGGTGAGGGGTCTGCATCATTCCCCCCACAAGGCGGGCAAATTGAGAGTAAGCACCCTGCAATTCGTTCACCATTCTGAATGGGAACCCCGATAGCATCGCGGCCCTTTCCTCATCCGTTTTTGAGGGGAAGAGGTATTTCAGTGCCTCAATGCTATCAACACCTAATTCTTGCAGATTTCGTACAACAATGGAGTTATTTAATACATCTTGGGTTGAATCTTCGTAGACAGGACCCATCCAACGCCATTGAATGGTGACATCGCCATCAGGAATTAAACCAAAAACACCTGGAGGAATTTGTTGTGTTTCAAGACAAGCCATCATTAACTGTTTGACTTGCTCTTCAAACATCTCCATTGCCTCTTCATAGGCAGCAATATCTTCTGCACCTGCCGTCTCAGGTAATTCAAGAGGTTTTTCTAAGCCTGCAGCAGCAGCAAGACTTTCACGGAATAACTTTTCTTCCTGGAAAATAATTAGTTCAAGGCAACGACAGATTCCGTACGTGTAAATTGAACTGCTCTTTTTCTTGGATGTCGCGGCGACGCGCCCAAATAGGGATTTGTACTCAGTTGCAGTAACACCAGCAGAAATCGACAGCTCATCCACACCGCCAAGAGCAGTACGAATTTCTTCCCTATACTGTCGAGCAAAAGAGTTTTGGTCACCGGTAATCGCGTCAGGAACGATATAGCCAACACGGTCATTCGGCTCCAAGTTTGCGATTACTCGCGGTACTCGGATCTGACCATCTACTCCACGGGATACGGGATCTGATTTAAACCGAGATTGGCTTAAAGCACCGGGGCCAGAAAAACCTGAACTAGCTGCAATAGATGGACGCTGGACAACAGCATCTCCACCTGATTCCATTAAATCAGTTTTTGGCCTTGAAGAAAGTAGCGTAGGATTCCCAAAGAAGGTTACGTTCTTCCGCATTGTGCGGATCATGTCATCATGCGTACAAATATGGTTTGCTAACGCATCAAATTCACCGACACCTTCTGCAGAAAATCCTTTAGCGTTGTTAAAAATTTCAACGCAAGGAATGAATCCAAGTGAATTTTTAAATGTTTTAGTCTTGCCTTGTATGGCTTGGTAATTAGTATCGAATGAAATTTCACCTTCTGAGTGTGTTTCCTCGATGGTTTTACGTTTAATAGACAGACGAATATAACGCTTGACGCCACCACGACCCATACCTGCTGGACCAGAAATCGTGTCAGACTCAATATCCTGCTGGTAACCAAGTCCTTGGCGGACTTTATAGCTGTAGATGATGACCACTTCATCTAGCTCACCGTCAATGTTGTAGAAACTTCGATATTCGTGACGGCGGAAATAATAAAGACGGTAGTTGTTTTGTGTAGGACGGATGTAAAACATCCCTTGTCCATCACACAAGAAGTAATCCCAGACAGAATCCAGGCGTGTATCCAGCTGGTTATATTTGATTACACGGTCAACAAAATCTTTGCGCTGACTTCCAAAGTTGTCTTGCGCAGGAAAAAATTCGACGCCCTGTCGGATGCCGAACAGTTTCATCTGGGCTAGGTGAGACGCAACGATACCCGTATCGATATGGGAACCCCCATCCTTATCGAGATAGGAATCAATAATTTCTTTGAGTCTGGCTTTCGCGTCTACAGCCATCCAACTATTTTCCTATTTATCTTTATTGATCTTAGCAGTCTTCGCCTGCTTCTTTAATTCAAGCCACATCTTGAAGTAGAGAATTTCAGCACGGCTATAAAGATGTGCATTCTTGATGGCTTTTTTTACAAGTTTTTTACTTTTTCTTTTGATCTTTGTAGCGGCGGGCTGCACGCCCTGCTTTCTTTGCTTTTTCTGTATTGGAAACGAACTGTTTCCCCTTTCGGCTTCCGGCTCGTTTTTTGGCATCGGTTTCCTCTCTTTCTTTTTTGGATAAAGACGCCCATGCCTTTTCAGGCAGGTAGCGTTTAGTAGAACCGTCTTTTTGAATTGCTTTGTCTGCCATTTCAAACCTCTAGCTCTAGGCACTCAGGCCAGGTTTTACTCTTAAAGAAATAGTGTAAGTCAAGTCTTTCTTCTCGATTCTCAGGCTTTGCAAAAAATGGGTCTGCGTACAGTCGTTTAATTGCCCCGTGATATTGAGAGCAACTAAGTGACCATGCAAGCAAAACCGGTGTAATCATTTTTTATTTTTGATGTAGTCGTCTAAGAATTTTTGTACTGTTTCAGCTTGCTCACTATGGAGTTTGCTGCTTTTCTTCAGCTGGGCTGGTAGTTTTTTGATGCTTTCAGGTAAATTCATTTTTCCCCCATAACGTACTTTTCAAACTTGTCTGCACCGATTAACATCCCCCCTGGTCGTGTATTGCCTGCTTTCCCGATGTACTGACCCAAGAAATCTTGTGGGTTTGCATTTGATATAAACCCTTGGGTCACCCCATAACCGTCTTGCACTATTTCATTGTCATCTACAAGAGGCTGCTGTTTATATTGCATTAATATTACCTCCGTATTTGCTGTCCGATTTGAATTTGATTAACGTTGCCAATCTGGTTTTTACGTGCAAGTTCTTCTACTGTCGTGCCTAAACGACTTGCAATAGCTGACAGAGTATCTCCCGATTTGACCGTGTACGCTCCTGGTGGTGTAGGTGACAGACTTGGTGCAGAAGAATTTACAGGAGTAGCGGGTTTAGGTGCAACTGGTTGTTGAAAATCAACATTATGCGTGGTCAGTCCTCTGCCCTGCACCGCAGAAAGTAATGCTTCAAATGGTTTATAAATACCAGCGGTAATATCACCTCCTTCTAAACGCGCTTTACCTTCCTGCAATGCCTGCATCGGAGTTTTATCTGTATCATATCTTTCACCCCGAATACCCACTACGTTACCGGATTGATCAAACCTAAGATTATCTTTTCCTACTGTGCCAAAAGTATATTTAGCACCGATCCCCCCTGGGGTAGACATATCATAGTCTTTATACTCAACAACGTCAGAGCCACGTTTCTGTGCCCTCCGGTAGGCATCAATCAAACCTTGTCCCATTCGTGGATCAACAGATGTATCCACTCTGTCTTTTCCAATCAAGCCTCCAAAAAGAGCAGGTAGAGCTTCTTGACCTGCCATGACAAAGCCTTGAGCCTTGGTGCTTGCGCTATTTAATAAATTCTGAAAGTTAATCATTTTTTGCTGTCCTTGTACTTTTTGGCTGCACCACGGGCTTTTTTACGTTTTTCATATTCGTCTTTTGTCATCCACTTTTCCTTACCCCACTTCTTCAAGTCTTTCTGTTTCTTACCTTCACCGCCTTTATAACCACCGCCTTTCTTTTTATATTCGGCGGCAACCATCTGGGCTTTTCGAGCAGACCACTGACCAGGTTTGCCGCCCTTGGAGCCAGCCGTGATGCGCTTTTTAATACTTTCGCGCAGACCAGGCTTTGTATATTTTGAGTCGTCTTGTGCCATCAGGAAACCATCTTGTTGACGAAACCATTAGGAAGACTTACGTTCCCCGGCTGGTTGAACTGAGGCCCGCCGTATAGACCTGCATTGGCGACACCTTGCATGTTGCCTACAGCACCGGGCAGATTACTGGAACCAGGGGACATCACAGTTGGCAGTTGTGGACCGCCCAATCTACGCAACATCTGTTCTGCGGCTTCTTTTTCTGCGCCTGCAGCACCTTCTTGCAAATTACGAATACCACGAATTTGTCGAGTTCTGGAACTTTCGTTAATAGGGAAGCTGACTCCAGCCAGGTTTCCTACAGCTCCTGCAATACCAGACTGGCCTGCGTAATACATAATCTATCCGCTCGATCTTTTTATTTTACTCTTCTATAACTTCGTAACCCGATGGGTTATTCAGTTTGGTAAGAGTGATTCCTTCTCCTTTCATGTTCCATTCGAGGAGATCGCCCTCTAACCAACCTAGTTCTTCCAAGATGTCTTCAGGGAAAGTAACGTACTGATCACCGTTCTGATCTTCTTCGATCTCCAAAATGTAACTCATTTCTCAAATATCTTTTCCATAAGCTTATCAAGCTTATTGTTAATTTGTCGAAAGTTTTCGTGCATGTCCTGGATTTCTCTGAGAAAATCCACCTTCAGCACGTAATCTAACGGCATGCGATTGACCTGATCTTCCAACATGTCGATCCTGTTTTTTTGTGAACTGATGTAGTCGAAAGATTGTTGGATCCGCTCTTTTTGCCGATCAATAATCTTGCTTGCAACCCAGCCACCGCCTGTAAAGGCAGATACAATCAAGGTTGCAAACGCAGCAATATACTCTGGACCCACTGGACCAATCTTTTTTTTAATTCTACGCTTAGTAATCGAGGTGCAACTGCCCTTTTCTAGCTAGACCATTAACAAGCCAAACCAACGCATCCACACAATCGTCATGGCTACTAACGCCGAAATTCGTGAGTTCCTCGAAGAGATTTGTGAAGTTCCGGTAACGGTTAAAAATGATCTTCCGGTCTTCAAACATTCCCATGATGCCACGGAACCGTGCAAGCTTATCTGCACGGAAACCTTTTACGGGATGCCAAATGAGGTTGTAGAGACCCTCGTTATTGAGGCAGACCCGCTTGAAGTCAGCTTCTAATGACGCCTGGTACTGCACAGCTTCAGACCAAATATCACAGGTCGAGAAAGTTGGGTAGTAGTTTTTGTTTTCATCAATGCCGATGATCGACCAATCATTGAGAAGTTCTTTCATTGCGTCAAGCTTTTCAAGATTACCCATAACCCTGATTCGCCTGTAATCAATGATGTGAATGCGATCACCAATGCGTCCGCCTAAGACCATGACGGTGTAATCGTTTTTCTCTTTAGTTCCTGCTGAAAGGTCCACACCTACACCCAAGGTGTCAAACTCGGTAGAGATCTCTGCCTTAACAATTAGTTCTGGTGCCAATGACAGTTCGTTCTGTCTGACGACCTGATTCATGTATTGAAACGAGAATGCAATCGGTGCCTGTCGTTTCTTTTCCTTTAGGTAATCCAAAGACCACATCTCCGGCCAATAGGACTTTTCATCTCCTGTTTCAGGATCATTAAGAATGGCCGATAGAACAATTTGACTCCAGTTGTTTTGTTCGTTAAATGTTGTCGAGTGGATGTCGTCATGTCTGAAGCGCGTTCCTAAGCAGATAGCCCGGGCACCTTCAAACATCGTTGGTGCAATAACCGCATTCCAGTTTTCCTGCATCTGTTTCCTGATGTCAGGGTTGGCAATATCCGCTGCTGATTTAATAGCGTCATCAATCATTACCAAGTGAGAACGCTTTGATGTCACTGAACCCTTCAATCCAGCGGCGCAAAGTGTGAACTGTTCTTCACCTGTGGTATCGATACCTGCAAACTTATGGTCAATCGACCAGTATTCGTTACTTGTTACGTTTTTAAGAAGACGTACAGATGGAAATACTTCTTGGTATCGCTTGCTTTCAATGATCCGTTTAATTGTTGCTGACTTAGATCTTGCAATGTCCACGGTATAGGACAAATACAGGATCTGTAGAGGTAATTTTTCGTGTGTGTGAATACCTATGGCCCAGGCTGTAAGAAGGCCTAAGACCGTTGATTTGGCAGAACCTCGTGGAGCAAGAAGATCAACGTTAGGGCCAGCAATCTTAATCAGACAGGAACTATCTTGGTCCGTGACAAAGTGACGATGCCAATGCTGATGATGTTCTGCAGGCGGTTTATCTGCTACATACTCACAGAAAAAGCCAAAGTCTTCACGGGCTTTTTTTAAAAGTTCCGCGTTCTTTGGCTTCTTGATTTGTTGATTGCGTGCCGCAGCCTTTGCATTCCTTCTGTAAGCAAGATGGGTATAACTTGGCACGGTATTTAAAACAACGTATTGTTAAATACTAGCCGAATATTGCGCCTCTTCTCATGGGGTCAATAGGATCAGCTTGTCTTCTTCGATAGTCATCCCTAGATGCTCTAGCAAGACGTTTCTCCTGAACATCAAAAGTCTGACGTGTCTCTTCCTTCGCTGGTTTTCTCTCTTGCCGTGCAAAAGGTTTATCATCAGGACGTCTTCTTTCTACAGGAGAGAAGGTAGCTCTTTCGCCTCGGGGGCCGCGTCGGGTTTTAGGGCTTTCACTTTTTGCTTGGGCAAGTAAACCGTCCCGGAAAGAAGCAATCCTTTGTTGGATATCTTGTCTTATGCTATCTCTCCTTCCCTCGATATCTTGTTTTGCGGTATCTCTTCTTTGCCGGAGAGCAGCAAGCCTTTGTTCCATCTCTGGATTTCTGGTGCCAAAACTTTCCCGGAAAGTAGTAACCCTTGGTTCTTCGTTATTAAAACTTTCACGGAAAGTAGCAATCTTTTCTTCGAAGTCAGGTTTTTTGTCACCTAAACTTTTTCGGAAAGCAGCAATCCTTTGTTCGAAATCATCTTTTCCGGGGAACTGATTTAAAGGACCTGGGAAAGCAGAAGCTTGATCACCTATAGGAAATCTTTTTTTACCTTCTGCCCCTTGGGGGACAGTGTCTCTAGGCTGTCTTCGCAAAGCTTCATCTGCTTTATCAAGATCCTCTAGTAATTTGTCTTCTGGGCTTTTGGTTGGATAGCGCACTTTTGAAGGGGTGCCAGGTTTTGGTTTTCCTAAGCCAAAAATACCCATGACATTGTCAGCAGGCTGTGCTTCCTGAATATTTGCATTAGGTGTCACCAGATCTTGAAGATTTTGTCCTAAATTATCTAAGGCTCCAGACGCGCCTAATAACCCTGTAGCGCCAGCAGCAGCGCCGAGAGCTTTAACTGCAGGTGGTATGAAAGGAAGAGCAGGTGCGAAAGCAGTTTCTTGCTGGCCTTGCTGACTTTGCTGACCTTGCTGGCCTGGCTGATTTAACAGCTTTTGGAAGTTTGCTTCTGTTACCTGGGCTAGGTCTAAATCTTTTGCACCAGGGGGATAAGAGTCGTCCTTGGCACCGGCAGCTTGAAGTGCGGGGGGCATTAAAGGAGGAGCAGATGCAAGAGCAGTTTCTTGCTGACCTGACGGATTTAACAGATTTAAAGGAAGAGCAGATGCAATAAGAGTTTCTTGCTGGCCTGGCTGACCTTGCTGATTTAACAGCTTTTGGAAGTTTGATTCTGTGTACTCGAGTGCCTGGTCTAAGTCTGAATCTTTTGCCTGGGCTAGGTCTAAATCCCCTAAATCAGGAAAATCAGAATCATCATCAAGATCAGGTACAGGGCTGGTGTAATACGGGTTATCGAACGCATCGTCTTCATCGATGTAACCGGGACCGGCAAGCAGTGTCCCGTCAGAAGGAGTTTCCCCCTTGCCTAAATTAGCTACGTAATCTGAAAGGTAACTTTCAGGTGGCGTAAGTTTTGATGCCGGATCGGCGGGCCTTGCATCATCTTGGAGCAGAGAAGGCATCTGCTCTAATCCAAGATCTGGAATATCCTCTAAAAGTGGAGAATCGGATTTAGTTTCTTTAGGAGTGGCTACCTCAATAGAACTATAAGAAGGCTTTAAAGGTACTTGAGGCGGTTGGGAAGTAACTGGTTTGAGGTTACGTGCCGGATTGTTTGGAGAAGGCTGTGGACGATCAATACCTGCTTCTTTTAATTGATTTGTGACGTAATTTTTATATTCGGCAGCCCGTTGAGCCCTAACCTCAGGGTACTGTATGCTACTAGCGGATGGGGGTGCATCTGGATATTTTTGACCAATGGGAGAGGCTAAATATTCCTGTCTTTGAGCCTCAGCTTCTCTTGCCGTGTATTCAAGATCAGCAGAGGTGTTCTTTAACAAAGCATCCAAGACCTGGTTGTAATCTTCAGGCGTCTTGATTTTATCCCTTAACCCACTGATACGAAGATTAACGGGTAAATCTTCACGGTAAAGAAGCTCACTTTGGATAGCCATTTTTACTTTTTATCTTCTTTTTTACCTTTTTGCTCTTTATATTTACGGGCTTTTTCCAAGGCGGCTTTACGCTTCTCCTTGTCGCTCATCTCAGAGCCGTCTTCTTTTTTGGCTTCTTTCTTCTTGAAGTACTCAAGAAGCTGAGGCGGCATTTTCTTCTTAGCCATTTTTAATTACTGTCGCACTTATAGTGCTCTGCGTATGAACTTATTTTAATTGACCTATTCTTCCAGTTGCATTCTTGCCCATACGCTCATCGTTGCTTCTTCCAACGGAATCTCGATTGGGTCGTCTTTAAAAATAAACATCAGTTCACGGATAGCACGGTCTGCACCTGCCATCAATAACCCTTTTCTGTCGCGGGTGCTTGTAAACTTCTCTACCTGGTCAATGTGACCACGAAGTTCTTTCTGCATGGAAGCAACACGTGCAACACCGGCATCACGTTTGACAACACCGTTTTCTACGTCTTCACGCAGTTTACGGATGTCCTCCTGCATCTCGTCGATTTCGTACAGAAGTTTCTTCCGGTGATCCGGTTTCTTGTAGTTGTCTTTGACCCAGAGATCACAAGGCTGAATACTGCCTTTGTAGCCAAGAAATCTGGCATACAAATAGATCTCAATAACTGAATAGTTATCTGAGCAAAAAGCAGTAAACGATTCCTGAGTGGCGGCGTCTAAGTTATCGACCCAAGTGTCGAATAACTCAATATCGATAAGCTCGTTGGGCCTGATCGTAGTCCCGCTTTTCGTCTTCCTGGCGGAATCGCTGCTGTTGTGCCGCTGATTCACGGCTTTCGCTTGCGCCTTTACCGATGGTTTCTCGTTCTTGCTCACCGGCAGTCTCCATTTTCTTTTTGGAAAATTCGTAAGCCACGCCAGCAGCTTTCTTGTACTTATCTAGATCAAACCAATCATCGGCATCGGTTTGTCCGGCGGGTACGCTGCTAGTCATGACTTATTAAATCCTAGAAGAAATTATCAGAAGTTGCCCATCATGCCAGCCAGGCCGGTGGCGAAGATGTCACGACGTCCTTCAAGAGACTTCTGGCGCTGTTGACGGCCTTTAGAAGCTTCCAAACGGGACAGAAGATCCTCGAATTTTTGAATGTCGAAATAATCGTCGGTATTGGCTTGTCCTGTAGGAGTTGTCATTTCCTTATAAGAGTCGGAACTGAATTAATTATACCAAGTGAATATTTAAAAACTAAAGCTGCCAACCAGGGATCTGTAAAGGCCTCCTTGTTCTTTAATCTTCTGAAGCTCCTTCTGACCTTCGTTCTTAAGCTTGGTGGTTTCTTTGTTGATCTCACCTTGCAGATTGGTCAGACCTGCGCTGTACAGATATTGACGGGTATCACGGACCTTCTGTAATTGCTCTTTAATCTCTGCAGGAGTTCCAACAAAGGAATCCTTGAAATCTGGAGTAGTAATGCCTGTGCGTCCTTGAAGGTTGCCGCTGTACTTGGGCAACAAACTCTTATCAAATTGGAACGTACGTTTTCCAGTACGCTCTCCCTTTGCGTCAGTCGTTTGTTTGCCGAACTCCGTATCGTAATAATTCTCTAAGTAGCTCTTATTAAACTTCTTCTGGTACTCCTGGCCTTTATACAGAGAGTCTTTTAAATCTTTGACACTGCTGTAGTAACCCGTACCAAAACGTTCTTTAGCTTTTGCCAGCTCGTCTGTAGTTGCTGCGCGTCCTAAAACTTCTTCATAGGCAGCTTTTGTGCCGGTCTCACGGCGTCCGGGAAGTAATTGATTAACGTAATAATCAGATAATTCTTGTCCCTTTTTGCCAGGGACCATATCATATTTAGAACGATAACCTTCTAATCTGCTCTGTGCATCGTTAAAACTAATTAAACCAGCGCCGAGTTGGCTCTGGATGTTAGAAGCATAAGCATCGTAACCAGATACACCTGCAGCTTTTCTGGCATCTTCTGCGTCCTTAGCTGCCTTTGTTTCGGCATCGGCACGCTCTGCCGCCTTTTCATCGCGGTCTATCTGATATTGCAGATACTTTTCAAAACTATCATCCTTTTCAATCTTCGGTGCCTCGTACTTTACGCTTGTGCCGCCGCCCATGGTTTATGCCTCAAACAAATAAACTGTCTACGTCAACCGGCGCAATCCGACCGAACATACCCATCATACTTCCCTGTTTCTCTGCAAGGGTTCGTTTTAGCTGCTCTTTATTTTGACGACGAGATAATGCTTTAGCTTCTTCAGAGCCAGCGAGTCCAAGAATAGCTTTTCGTTCAGCCATATCCCCAGCCAGCTTCAAACCACGCAAAGGACCCTGTTCAAAAAGCGCTCCTTTCCTTTGGCGTTCGAACTCAAGATCAGCTCCAGTTGTTGCACCAAAAACCCGGTTACCAATATTACTGGCCTCCCGGAATTTGGACATATCGCGGGTCATCTGAATTTGATTCTTCAGTTGATCCGCTGCCGCTGCCATTTGAGCGTTAGCAATATTGGCCTGGGTTCTCCGTGCGGACATACCGCCGAAAATACTTGCACCAAGATTGGCAAAACCTAAGCCAGCTGTTAAGGGATCCATTCCTTTACTTGCGCCTCCTGAATTATCTGAAGAAGCTAAACTTCCGCCTGGAGATACCATTTCGCCAGCTGAGGAAATATAGCCTCCGCCAGCTAAACCAAAAATTGGTATTGTTGAAGTTCCTGCCATGGCTTTAGTTTACTGCACCCTATTGGAAATACCTAAAGGTAGGGTTCTGATAAGTACGCGCTTGAATGTTCGGCTTAGGTAATGCTTCAACACCACGCATTACGGTATTGGAGATATCCTTTGCACCTTCTCTCATCAGTTGCCCAGAGCCTGCCAGGGCATTCGCAATGGTGTCGGGGATACGACCCATCATTTCATATTGGAAAGCAAGCTTGGCGGACTCCTTGCCTTTTTCTTGGCCGTAGTCCATTAACTGTTTTTGAAGATCAAAAGCAGATTGAGCCCGCTGTTGTTGTGACTCAGGACTAATTAGCTCTCTTATTAAGTTATTAAGATCTCGGTCTGCATTATATTTTTCAGGAGTAGTGGTTACTTCTGGCTCTGGTTGATTAGCTGTAAAAGTTTGATCAGCTGTTCGTTGAGTATTAAAACGATTTAAAGCTTCATTTATGTCATACTTTTTAAAATCGCCGCCTTGAAGAACAAAGCGATCAAAATCACCTTGCAACTCAGGCCGCAAAAGACTCCTGAATTGTTGTTGAGGAGTTGGCTGTACAGCACCTGCGTTTCCTGTTTGCGTACCAGGGATTGGTGGTGTGTAACTAGAGTAGCCAGAACCGCGAGCTGCGCGACGTTCAGAAAAAGAATACGCCATAATCAACCCCTCCCGAAGGTAATGTTAGGTGCGGAAATAACAGAGCCTGCATATGGATTTTGCGTTAAAGCTGCTTCAGTTAAACGAGTATTAGCCTGAATACCCTGACCAGCTAATTGATAATTACCAGCGGTACGTGCAAGCTTCTGGTAGATAGCGCCTTGTGTATTCAGTAATGACTGCT